CGATACCCCCCGTGGCGATACTAAGGCCAATGGTTAAAATAATTCCAAAGAACTTACCATCGATTTGAGGCATGGCCACGATATAATCGCCATCGTTAATGATGGTATCGAGCGTAGCCTCTTCACCATTAATGGAGTACACCCAGTCGCCATCTTGTTTAGCGTAAAAGCTCAATGGCTTATTCGCCTTATAGGGGCGGTATTGTGTTTCATGCTGATCCGGTTTAAACGGATTCCTTACTAGCACTACATTAATCATCGGCTACTCCTTTCTATCGTATATATGTTTAAGCCTAGGAACGTATTTAGAAATATGTTCTATACATACACCGCTTGGCTTAGTAGCGTGAATGAATCGACCATCACCTAAATACACACCTACATGGTCAAGTTCCTTACCTTTTAGCGAAAATACTAGGACACTGCCCTCTGTTGGCTCCTTGACCTCTTGCCACTCGTCCATAGGAATATCTGTATAGTTTGGAAGTGTAACACCGTTACGACGATACACCTCGGCCACTACATCCCAACATTTGAGCTCATCGAATGGAGTACCGAGCATATCAGTCATATCACTTGTTAGATGCATATAGACCCCCCTGTGGAATCGTTGGCTCGCCACCGAAACGAACGCTATTACCTAGTGCTCGACATCGTGACAAAGTCTTATTACACTCGGTCTCGGTGCCCTTGTATCCGCACTGAACACCTTTGAATTTGAAAGGGCAAAAGTCCTTCATGATGCGGACTAAGGGGAACCGACGTGTGAAACTAAAATCCGTACCGAGTGTGAACTCCATCCATTCAGCATTAGCAACGGAGCCGGTAATAACGAAGTGTTCTTCCACTTCGCACACATTCGGTATATTTGTATTTATTACACGGACAATGACATTCGCACCCGTGAACCCTTGATTATCCTCCGCCAGGCGTTGGATAGTCCGCGTCACATTGGACACGGACAATTTAACGTTTGGAAGGTCAGTCGAGTTATGGTTGACATCCGCTAATTTGAACGGAAACGCTATGTATTTATTCCCTTGAAAGGTAATATCCTCCGTGTTATACACGAGCCGGACGATATCGCCTTTGTATTCGATATCAAGGAGCATGAGCCATACACCTGTGGCGTCTATTTTGTTTTTCTCCAATATAGAAGCTGTTGAAAGTGTTAACATGTTATGCCTCCTGTAATTTCACGGTACCAACCCATATGCCGTAGTCATTCGCTGCGAAGTCTAACTGATCACTGAATCGTACCTTGATAGTTTCCTTCGTTTCAGGGTTCGTCCAGTCGAATACTGTCGAACAGTTGACCTCATCAAAGAACGCTCTTAGCCGTAAGTACTCGGAGGTGGGCACCTTATAATTCACGTTGTATGACCGTAGAGCCTTAGTAGTCTTACGTCGACTAATAATCGTCATATTCTCTACTTGGCCTTTATAGGTCATATCCGGTGTAGTTTCTTGAATTGGATATATTGGATATCTAATGTTTGGAAATGTTGCCATGATTAACCTGCGGCTGCTTTAATGGCATCCCGCGCACCTCCTTTATTATTTGTTACGGCTTTAACCATTACATCGATGATGTAATTTTCTCCATCAAATCTCGAGCTTTGTTGCTCAGATTCAAGGGCTTGGCCAGATTGGTTGATGATGTTAACAGTAACGTTATTCCCCTGATTACCACCTAGCATCTTACGAGTTTGACTCGCATTATAGATGCGATGTGACGCGTTGAATTGAAGGAGCTCCGGTCCGTTTTCACCGACCAAAGTCATACCTGTAGGCGCTACCCCGCCGGATGCGAACTTAGAGAACCCTCGACTACTGAATGCTGAACTAAAAGACCTACCTGTGGAGAAGGTACGACCGCCTCCGCCAATATTTCCTATACCTCCAGCTAATCCCCCGAATAGCCCTTGGAGCTTAGGTTGTAGATATTGTTGGAAGGATAAGTTCACCATCATCTTAATAATGCTATTCGTCATATCCTTGAATATACTAATAAGCCCTTTACTGAAGGACTTCGTACCCGTGGCCATAGCCTCGAGATTACTTGTCCACGTCGAATTGATATTACTCATGGTACTGTCAAAGGTCGACTTTGCAAGGTCAGCATAATTCACTGTTTCCTCTTGATATTGGCGCGCAGCTTCCTTCAATCGAGATTTCAAGTTACGCCCTGCCATCTCCCATAGCTTTTGTTGGGCCTCAACTAGGTTCTTCTCAATCTGTAGGCGTTGCGTAGCCGTCATCTGCGCATTAGCTAGCTCGTCCTTGGAATAGTCGATGTAGGCTTGCAGTTGTTCCGCCAAGATGGCGTCGGACTGGTCCTGTGTAAGGTGACCAAGCTTCACCAGGTTAGCCTGATGATCTAGCGCCTCGGAGGTTTGCGTGTATGCAAGCTCTCTGATTTTCTGCTCAGTATCGGCTACAAGTTTCAATCGTTCCGACTCTGCCTTCTTCTCAGCAAGTTTCTTGTCCCCTACAGCCTTGGTGTATTCACGAACGTTATCCTCAATTTGAGCCTTTTGTGCATCGGACTCAGCCTTGATAAGTTGGAGTCGGTCCCCTGTACGTTCCAGGTCGAGTTTCGTAATGTCCTCATTCATCTTACGAACGCGGATAGTTTGATTCCGTTCCGCCTCAGCAAGTTTCTTTTGATATACTTCTTCGTTCTTGGCCCTTGCCTCGGCTACTAGATTGGAGTTGGCCAACGCTTGCGCGTTAGCGTTCTTAAGGGCATCTGTAGAAGCCGATACGCTTGCAGATGTGCCTACTAATTTAGCCGTATCCACATATCCTGTAACCGCCCCGAAGTCCCCTTCGACGGACTGCTTAGCTACTACCCCTGTGCTAGAATTAGCACCAGTGTATCCGCCGTTACCGTCAGAGATTACAATGTGATTATCACCAAGAACTACGACGCCATCGCCTGCTTGAGGTGTATATCCATCACCAGCCGGATGCCATGCGCCCGCAGCTGCTGCCGCGTCCATAATGGAAGGAACATAACGAGGTACGTCCTTTCCGAAGGTTTCCTTAACGGAATCAGCGAACAACTTGCCACAGTCCGTAGCCCAAGTACCATCGGCGCCTAGTGAGTAGGCCTTGCCAAGTTGAGCATTAGCTGCAGCTAATACGCCGGAGGCTTCACCGCTACCACCGCCTACGCTATTAAGCCCTGCTGCGGAACGAATAATATCTCGAATGTTCTTATTGTTCGATTCATACTGGTTCTTAGCGTTGAGCTTATCGATTTCGTACTGACTGCCATCAATCTCCAACGATTGGAGTGTTAGGCTTCGAATCATGTCGTTAAGACGTTCCACGGAGCTAGCTAATTTTTCAGCCGCTTGTTCTGCTTTCTTAGCGGCTGCTTCTTGAGCCTTCGCCGCTTTGCCTGCTTCCTCATTAGCCTTATTAATAGCTTCGTTATTCGATAGACCATTCTTAGCGTTCTCGATTTCCTGGTCTAACCTGGCCTGTTCTTCTTCAGCTTTCTTCTTCGCAGCATCAGCCTCTTCCTTAGCTTTCATAGCTGCGTCAATTTGAGCGCCTTCCTCCTTAGTGGCTAGGCGGTCATTCTTAATAAGTCCGAAGAAGGAACTATCCTCAACCCAGTACCGGCCGTCATGGTTTTTCATGTAGGCTTCACTGGTGCCCTTATCGGAGTTCATATTCCGATGGGCCTTCATACCATTGACTTCAACACCTAGGTCAGTACCTTTGGTACGTTCCTTGTATCGATAGTCAAGCAATGCTTTACCTGCCAACGCAATAGCACTGGCCAAAGCTACCCAAGGGCCCGCAGCCGCTAATGTAGCAAGTCTCATGAATTTCAATGCAGTCGTTACAGACTGAATTACAGTAACAGCGATGCCGGCTTCAAAACTAAATTTCACTACCCCCGAGATAGCTTCCTTCTGTTCGGTGGCCATACTGCTATAGGACTTTGTTAAGTCGATAGCCCATTGCGTGTAGTCCATAATCACTGGCAGTAACTCTTGGCCAATCATGATGGCCAAACGCTTACCGGTTTGTTCCATGTCCTTTAATTGGCGATTAAACTGCGCCGATTTCTTAGCCGCATCATCGTCAATAATAAGGCCCATAGCACGTGCCCGGTCCTCGACTTGCTTCATCGCCTCTGCAGACATATTCAACATGCCATGAAGTTGGTACCCCGTCTTACCGAACAATTCCATTTCGACGCGAGTCTTTTCCGCGCCGTCCTTCATGCCTCTTAGGCGTTCTTGGATAATCTGGAATACTTCAAGAGTGTTCTTCCCTTGAATTTGATCAATACTAATCCCTAACCGACTGAACATA